TAACATATTCATTTGGATGTCGACCTCTAATAACCACATTAGCAATTATTTCTTCTACTTCTTGTTTCATCGCTTCAGTATTAGTCCATAATCGCTCTGACCAAACGACACCATGAAATTGTGTATCAACGATTGTATCTATAACTTCTTTAGCTACTTGTACACCTTCACCTAAAATACCCGCTTGATCACTGAACACACGATAAGCTGTTGATTCGAAATATTCCCTCATCGATAATTCTGTTTGAGCTGCTGCATAAGCAATTAAGAATTCTATTTGAATCTTTAACATCTGTTCTCTAGATACATACATCTTAGTGTTGTACTTCTTTAATTCTTCATTTGCTCTATCGCTAAAGTCCTTGTTTTCGACCAATCTTTTTGCTTCTTCTTGAAACGCTTTTACATCGAACTCATCAATAATCTTTTGTGCTTCTTGTAATGTAACGCCTGCAAAATCTCCGTACTTAACAATAAACGCATTGATCTCTTTTTCAATGCGCTTAATCATCATATTCAATATACGTTCTATTTCTTCAGATTTAGTTTTATCACGCTTCAACTCATTCTCGATTGCTTTGCGTCCGCGTTCTTCCCAATATTCTTGAGTGTTTTTGTTAGGCAATTACAATCATTCCTTTTTATCAACAGTATCTTTTGTATCATCATCTTGTTCGTCATCATTGATGTCTCTAGGGTCTTTATAAATGCCTTTTTGAGCTTTTTTAATAGATTCTTTCTCATCTTCTTCTATTTTCTTGACTTCTAATTCAGGGTCTTGGAAGAACGAGAATAGAGACATTAAAGTTGTTTGACTAATCTTCCCACCAGAATCAATATAAGCCTTTAATTCTTCAATTAACGACTTAGGTAAGTTTCTGTTGTATACGTATCTAACAGTATTAAAATCTTTGCTTGCGTCAATTGACCGTGTATTTTTTAGTATTGTCTCTAACAACTTAGCACGACGTCTTAGTCCTTTAGTGAACAATCCTTCTTTAGTTTTAGTACGTTGTTCTAATCCGAATAATTTGTATTTCATTGCCTCGCCCGATTGAGTGCCGCTAAAGTTATCATCTTTCATGTTAGGCGTGTTGGTAAACATGTGTATATCACTGTTTAAACGGTCTTTATAAGCTTCGGTACCTTGTACATCGTATTGCTTATAAATATAACCACCATCAACAGAGCCTTCTGTTTCTCTACCTTCGCTATCAGCATAAACAGTCGGTTCTAAAAACAACACGTTAGCTTCCTTTTGTTTTCTAACTTCTACAGGATCTAAATTTAAATTACCTTTAATAAGTAACATAGCGTCATTTAAATCACTCATATAGTTAGCAGTATCTGATTCAGCATTATCATACAAATCAATTAAAGTGATTACTTTCTCATAATCCCCTTTTCTTCTTTCGTTGTTGCTAAATTCTGTAATAGGCATACGTTCGAAATAGTGTGATTCAAAACCGTTTTCACGTGGTGTGAGCTTCAATCCATTTGTTCTACTGGTAAGATATCTATAAACACCGTGTGAAGTGAATAAATCAACTGTAAACACTTCATCTTCGTCAGTCTTGTCTATTGGTTTAGTTCTTAAATATCTAACGCCTGCGATACTATTACGTTCAATTGTATTGTCGTATATGACAAAAGTACTCATTGCATCACTCTTGTATAAACGCGTTTCATCATCTTGGTTTCTAATCATTAACTCATAAGCTTTGCCATAAATTGACAAATCTAATCCTAAAGATCTATTGTGTGACTCAACATCATTTAAATCATTGAACGCCTCAATAACTTCTAATACATCTTTGTCATCATCTTGATATTGAATTGGATTACCCAAGAAATAGCCGTTGATAAAATCGCTAATATAAGATGCGTAATCATGCGCTACACGGTTATCTGCCATGTACTCTTCTTTGCGTCGTGTTAACTCAACTAAGTTCTTAGTTTTACCTTCGTAATAATCACTTAACACTTTCAATCTAGGTCGTTGGTAATCCATGTGATGTTCAATGTATTTACTTACTTCATTAACGTTTTGTAATAAATCGGATTCCGTCCCGTCATATGTGTAAACAACATTGGCTTCATCATTAAATAAGTAATTTATGTTTCCCCGTAGATCTGTATCTGTTTCAAATTCGTTTACTTTTAACATTTGTTCCCTCCTATAATCCTAGAGATTTTATTGTGTCAACTTTCGAACTGAGATTTGTGCGTTTTCTAACCGGTCTGTAGAATCGTTCCACTGAATAACGCAACGAATCGATACAATGATTGTATGTATCTACTGGTTCATTGGTATATTCACCTGTATCTTTGTCCTTTTGCCATGTGTAGTTGTCAAACTCTTCAATAGTCTTGAAACAACGTTCATCAACAATGATTTCAAATTGCATTAAGAATTGTAACCCTTGTACAACCGAGCCCTTCCCTTTTTTGGTTGGTAAAATCCTTTTAAGCCCTAGATTCCTTAATTCAGCTATACTTTTTTGTTCTGCACTATCTGCTGTAATTTCTTCTTTAGCATAACCAAGTTGCTTTATGACATTAGCTATTTCATCATTCAGCATACCTTGTTTAACATACTCTTCAATGATGTATAACTTCTTTTTCTTTACATCTATTTTAGAATGTATAAAAGCACTAGGATCATTAACGTAGCCAAAGTCCAATCCAAAATAAGAAGGTAAATGCCTTAACTCATCTTTATTTATTAAACGTTTTTCATACTTAGGGAAAACCAATTTGTCTAGTGTAGCAAATTCACCTAACGCATAAATTTTGTAATATGCTGGATTACGATTTGCTAACAACTCTAAGTTTTGTCGTGTCATTTCATCAAGAAACTTATTATCTCGATAACTAGATTGTCTAATCATGACATTTTCCATTGGTTCACCATGTTCAAAGAAATACTTATAAACCCAATTCAGTTTAGATACTGGGTTAAACATCAAAAATATTTGCTTATTCACGTGTTTACGCTCCCTCAAACGCAACGTTAATTGCGTGTAATCATTTAGTGTGAATTCAGACGCTTCTTCCATGACTATGTCTGATATGCCTTTTATCGACTTTATTTTCTCTGGGTTATCTAATCCTTTAAACAAAAAAACTGCGCCGTTTGGCAATTCAACTTTGTTATCAGTCTTATTCCAAAGGCACATGTCCCAAATACCGAAGTTTATCAAACAATCTTTGACATCTTCGAATAAACTATCTTTAATTGTTGATTGGACTTTTCTAAGCCATAGTATACGCCTAGGATATTTCCAGTCTTGCAATGCTTTAAGTACAACTTTTTGTATAACGCCGTGAGACTTACCGCTCGAACCTCCACCGTAATGTACTTCAGTGAAGTTATCGTAATTGGTTAGTATTTCGAATATGTTTCTATTGAAAACATTAGACGGTTTGTTAAAGTTTAATTTAACTTTCGTCATCGTACTCACCAATATTAATCTCAATATTTTTCTGAGTAATTTCTTTTTTATCGATATACGCACCATGAACTTTTAGTATGTGGTCAATAGATCTCTGACGCTCTTCAAAAGTTGGTGTGATTGTGTAAGTAACCTCTTTTTCCACTTCATCGTTTAAATGGTCATATTTCTTACTGTAAGCCTCTTGAGGTTCTCCTCTAGCAATAGAAGCAGATAACGCTAAAGCTTCTGTAATACTCATTAAACGCTCTTCTTGTATCTGTTCTAATCGTTCTTTAATATATTCCGAAACATTAACATTTCTTAACAATCGACTTGCTAAAGACTCTGCTGTTTTCTTACTATAACCTGCTGTAATTGCTGCTTTTTTACCATTACATCCATTCATTATATATTCATCTGCGAATCTCTTTTGTTTTTCGTTCATTTCATTTACCACCAACTCTCGCGCTATACGCTTTTTAAAATTAAAAAAGGATTGGCTATAATCAGCCAACCCACATAGATCCTTTATTCCTAATTGCGATAAGGGAAACGCAGTAAGATAGTCAATATCCTACACTATCATAATATCTCATTTTAGGTATCAAAAACTGCCACTTTACTGCCAATTTCACTCTTCCCCTAACTCTTCCGCCAATCTAGATATGATTTTCCTTTTGATTCTATGAGCAGTTCTATCAGAAATGTGTATGTCATCACAAACTTTCACTAATTCCTTTTTATTAAAATAATACTCTTGAATGAATTCGCGTTCTTTCCTACTTGATGTGTTGATTATACGTTCAATAGCGCTCTTAAACTCAAGGATTTTACCTCTTCGTATACTACAAAGATAATTAGTTACTGCCATTTCTGTTTTCGATGTATTAGACGGTACAAACTCCCCGCCTATATTTGTATCTGTTGGAATCCATGGTGTCATTATTTCACTTCTTAAATCTTCGAGTTGCTTATGATAATTAGGATAATCACACAACTCATCTTCTAACTTTCGAACTGTTGATAATTTTAATCCATATTTCTTTTTAGTCATGAATACCCTCCATACAAATATTTTTAATCTTCAAAATGTCTCAATCTACTTCTTAATATCTCTATCTCCCGCTCTTTAACTTTCACATCACCTTTTAACTGTTCCGCTTGCAACATCACACCAAACAATAAGATGACTAGTAATATAATTGCTATGATTAACCACATCATCTACTCCGACACCTCCGCCCTCATCAAATCTGACTGATCGCTCAACTTTGCGAAGTCACTCGGCGCCTCTACATCATCATTAGCCGTCATCATAATATATACTTGCTCAGTTACATACTTACCTAGCTCATACATCGCTAGTAAGAATAATAGTCTTAATATTTGTTTAATCATTTTTTATCTACCTTCTTTACTTCGTATAAGACCGGATATAAATTTAAAAAGTGTATTCTATATCCAATCGTCTTAACTTTTACTTTATCGCCTACTTTTAACCTAGCTTGTATGTCTGCGCTATCAAATTTCTTTTTGAATAATAAATCAGAATTTTCAATGACTTGTTTGTTGTCTAATACAATATAGAACTTGTCTTCTTTATCTTGTCTCTTGTTATATTTATCTGTAATTGTCCCTTGATGTACTTCTTTGTTTTGGTAACTAGCCACTGTATAGATAGGCGATATGACAACAAGCATCAGTGCGATTACGCCGAATAATCGCAGTATTCCAACAATAAAGATATCGAACCAATCCATATTTTTAAGTTTTTTAATCATCATTGTCATCTCCAGTATCAATTAAACTAGGCATCATTCTTAACATAGCCCTTAATTCATGTTCATTCATATTAGCCGTCATAGGACTGTAAAATTCACTGTCTTTATCATTAATTTCTTTAATGAAATCATCTTCAATCTTAGCTTTTTCTTCAGGTGTTTTATTTTTATATTTTTTGATTATTTCAGTGTACTTTTTCGGGAATTTCATTTTAGGTATGTTAATCATCGTCTGCCTCCTCAACATTAATCCCAACTATATAACCTTTGTTCAATACAAGTTCTCTGCCATAATCTTTTTCTATCGTTAAATAGTCATCATCATTTCTAAAATCATCCAAAACAAATACTATTTCGTTAAATAATTCATCTTCATGTAATATCAAACTACTACCGTCATGTAATAAAATTCTCAGCTGATTCATTTCCCACACTCCCTTATATTTTCAAACAACTGACCTAATTTAATAACTGCATCTCTTTTAACTTGTGCCTCGTACTTCTCTTTCGCTTCTTCTTTACTCTCTGCCTCAACAACTGTAAACCTTTGATTGCTTTTAGCTCGAGTTATGTGTGTATGCTTGCGTCCTGTTGAATCTTTGAATGTTGTGACTAAGTATTGCGTCACTTCCCCAAAACCTCCTTGACTCGATCTAAGATGTCTTTACACGTATCCTTTTCCTGCGTCTGCTGTTCCATCTTGTCTTTCGTGGTTCCTTTTCATTTTCTTTTTGTATGCGTCAATGAGTTGATCAATTGAATAGTAAGTATTGGCGTACAAAAACGGCATTATTAAAACTTGTACAATGCTATTATCAATACCTTTTACAAATTGTTCTGTTAGCGTATGCATTACATGAACAAAATAAACTGAATGTAGTTTAGGTAAAGTAACTTCATTTTCAATCAAATCAACCATAACCTCAGTAGTTTCTTCCAAATCTTCTTCATCAACTATAGTCAGAGTTAATTGCAAACTGAAAGCTAAGTAATCAGCAATCTCATCTAATTGTGTATCTAGTGGCTTACCTGGTTGTTTCTTCCAATTTTTAAAAAACTCAAGTGTGTTAACCCACTCCGCAAATTCAATAATCATACTAGCTACTGTATCACTTAAATTTCTGGTTGATATTCTATCGTCGAACTCTTTTTGTATTTGTAATAACTCTTGTAATTGATCAATTGTTAATGTGTTATTCATTTTCCTGTTCCACCTCTACATTAATTTCAAATTCATCACAATCAAATGGCACTTCCATTCTCGCAATATCATGAGCCTCAAATTCTGCTTCTTCTAAACTTTCAGCCTCGATAGCCTCTTCAATCATGCCAGTGTATGTGATTTGAACATTAAATTTTTTCATTTTCCTGCTCCTCCTCATATTTATAAACAACTTGACCTGCCATAATTCCTACTGCTTCATCAAGTTCAATACCTTCTTTAACTGAATGTTGAATAGCATTTGTCATTCCCTCAAGTATTTCATCAAACGCTTGCGCTTTCTTATACACGTCCTCAATCTCTTTTAATAATCCCTCTGTGTCATTGCCGTTATACGCGCTAGCACTAATAACCGATTGTTCGATTTGTTCGCGGTTATTCATCATTTCCATCTCCTCTAAAATAAAGTTAGTTGCTTCTGTTCCTCGTATTCCAAACCATGTTGCTTTATATATATTTCGAGCTCTTCAGCAGTATCAAATGTCTTTTTAACGCTTTGCCAACCTGGCACGATATGCCCGTGAAAGTAATAATTGCCGTTTGCTACATGGATATGTGCCACTCGTTCGTTATCTTGATACAGATATCTCTTAGATCCAAAGAATTGATTTAGGTATTCTTTGCGTGCGTTATCTGTCATGATCTACTTCTTAACTTTCACGAATATGTCGTTTTCCATCAGGTAGCACGCATAACGTCCTCTTGGATGTTTCTGAGGCACATTAAACAAATGTGGCTTCTTTCTTCTTAGCTCAGCCTCTTTCTTTCGCTTTCTTTCCAATTTGCGTTCGAGTCTAGCTTGTTCCAGTCTTTCTATTGTTTTCTTTTCTCTGTACTCGCTTAAACGCGTACCTTCTGGTGCGTCCATTGCTTCATGTAGTTCCCAACCGTCTTTTACTCTCTTAGAAACCATTCCAGCGGTTATACCGTGACTTTCTATTAATTCCATTTCAGATTTGGTAAACCTATATGGTTTATCATTTATTGTTACAATCCTTGCTTTTCTCGCCATTTTATCCACCTCTTATATTTCTTCTATTCGTATGATTATTTTGGGCTCAATTCCATAACGCTTTGAGCTAGTTATTTCTGCAATTTGATTGTCATCTTTCCACAAATAATTGTTACAAGCGTCTAGAACTGTCTTCATCAAATTATCGATATCTGGTTTAGTTACTTTTAATTGTCCAATCGCTTGAGTTTTCCTTTTCTTCGACCATGATTTAGGTGGAGTAAAGTAAAACTCTAATTCAATTTTTAATGCATTTTCTAGATTTAGCTTTGGCATTTGATTTTGTAAATATTTTTTATGTTCTGTATATTTTGTAGGCATATATGTGTGTGCATATCTACCTTTTGTGACTAAAACGCGGTCGAGGCGAGCCCATAGGTGCCTCGAAAGTTTCGTTAAATTTAATTTCTATCTCCATGTAATCCCTCATATATATTCAAATAAGCTTGTTTGGTGTCCTAACTCCATTTGTTCATTATCAATAAGTGTTTTTAATTCATAATCATCTAAGTACCAACGTCGACCATTGAATTTTGTATGTTTTAATCCAACAACTAAATGCCGTCCATCTTTAAAATGTGGTGTAACTGAAAACATTTTGTTGCCGTCATGATCAAATAGATAGTATTTATCAAATGCATCCATTTTCAATCACTCCCATTTGCTATTTAGACGCTTAATAAAAGCTTCTCTGTCTTTCTCAAGGTTTTCATCTACTTCCGGCGTTTTCGTTTCTCTCGTGCTGTCTGTGAGCCATTTGGGTGTTTTTCTTTTGATTGTTTAACGAAAGGTTTATAATTTTGTTTTTTGCTTTCAAGTTGTTGCTTTTCAAATGCACGTACTTGTTCAATAGATTTCAAGTTTGCATTAAGCCAAGTATTCAAAATGCTTTTAGCATATCCCCAAGTAACCTTGTTTCTGTCTTTAGCGATTTTAAGTGATGCGGTAACTATTTCATCTGAATCATTTTCAAATGAATCAAGATAGTAATTTAAATCGTCTAAATTGTAAGGAGTTATGAAACCGAATCCGTTATCTTGGAAGAAGTCGAAGGCGGTTACCTTCTTCTTCTCATTCTCACCATTCTTTACATTATCCCCATTCTTTACATTCTTGTTTGTGTTGATTTGTTGTTGATTTGTTGTTGATTTGTTGTCCATTTGTTGTTGATTTGTTGTTGATTTGTTGTCGTTTTTGCTGTCGGAATTTTCTTCCATACTTTGATAAATCGCCCAATTGACAACGGTTATAACAGAAAATTTGTTGTCGGACTTTACGACGATAGTTCCAAGATTTTCTAAAAGCTTTATGTAGTCTCTTACTGTGGATTCTTTGAGACGTAACTCTTCGCTTGCTCGCTTTCTCCCGAACACAAATTGACCTTTTTCTAATTCGACAACCCGCCTGCCAACAAGCTGTGTATGATCCTTATGACTAGCCTTCATAAGACAATATGCAAATACTTTGAATAACTTTTCGTTCTGAAAAATTGGCGAATCTAATAGTTTTCTATGAAGTTTTATCCAACCAGTCATATACACACCTCACTTTCAAACCGGTTAAATTAGAATGGTAAATCATTGTCATCTATTTCAATCGGACCATTTGCATTCGCAAACGGATTATCTTTTACTGGTTTGTTATTTGAATATTGCGATTGTCCACGTGTTTGTTGTACTTGTTGTTGATATAAATCTTGTTGAGTGTCATTTGAGTTTTTCGGTTCTAAAAATTGAATACTATCAGCAATAACTTCCGTAACGTATACACGTTGACCTTCCTTATTTTCATAGTTCCGCGTTTGTAACCTACCATCTACGCCCGCCAACGATCCTTTAGATAGGTATTTATTAACGTTCTCTGCTTGTTTTTTAAATACGATGATATTAATAAAGTCTGCCTCGCGCTCTCCTTGTGCATTCGTAAATGTGCGGTTAACTGCTAATGTGAATGATGCTACATTTACACCACTTTGAGTGGTTCTTAATTCTGGGTCTCTAGTTAAACGACCAACTAATATTGTTCTGTTTAGCATTTATAAACCTCCAACATAAACGGGCGCGCCCGTCACTTTTTGTATTTCACTTTTAATGTATTTTGCATTTGAATTTTGACTACTTAAATGAATTAAATGTATTTCTTCGAGTCTAGTTAAATCATTTGCTTTCAACATTCCGATAGCATGTTCTAAGCTAAAATGAGACTCCATAATTCTGTTTGCTAATGCGCTGTGTACACTGCCGTTTTTTATGTTTTCTTGCATTTGTTCATAGATATAATTAACTTCTAACATCATGTGCGTAATGCCGTTAAATTTGTATTTCAAATACTTTGTATCAGTAACATACAGAACCTTATAACCTAATGTACTTTGTAATAAGAAAGCCACAGGCTCGTTAGCATCATGTTCGATGTCAAACGGTAGAATTGACCATGTGCCTATTCGCAGCTCTTGCTTTGCCTTAATCGTGCATAAGCGATGACTTTCAAAATTCATAGCTTGTTGTGTTCCAGCAGTCATATAGCTGATTACACCATTGTCGACAAACTGCTTTGTGTACTTTGCATGATCACCATGTTCGTGTGTGATAAGACACCCTGCTATATGTCTTGTTTTATATTTGAAATGCTTTTGAACACGTTCAAATTTTATTCCTGCCTCAAGCAGTAACGTAGTACGTCCATCATTTAAGACGTAGCAGTTACCACTTGAACCAGTTGCTATTGTTTCAATTAAAATGGCTCTTCTTCGCTTTCTTTTTCTGTTGCAGGTTCTTTTATTTCTTCAAAGTCAGATACATCAATAGGCTTATCATTTTCTAATTCTGTGTATTGTGCTTCTTCGAGAACTGGTTGTTCAAAGTCCAATTGTTCTTGATTTGCATTTTCTTCAACTTCTGCGTCTAACACTTCTTTGCGTTGACGTTGTTCGGATTCTTGTGCATATTTGAAAAGATTGCTATCTGTTGATGTGTTGATATAACGTTTAGCAGCTCTATTGATAACTGTTTTTTTAGCCATTTCTTCTTTGAAATTATTATGTGTTTTAGAATTTTGTAATGCTTTTTCATCTTTAATCATTGATGACTGCATCCATGCTTGTTTAATTTGTTCAATAGTCATGACTTCAATATAGTTATCTCGTCCATCATTAAATACGATTGTGCAGTACGCACCGATAATGTTTTCTTTGTCGATGTTAAAGAAGTCTTGTTCGTGTTTAATCGCTTTGATACGTCCTGTTTCTCCCATTTCTTGCTTGAATGTATCGCCTTTATAAATCACTTGAGCAACAACATCTTGAGCACCTGCATCACGTTTTAACATCATTACATTACCGTGATAGCTACGTTGTAACTGCATTTTGTTGCCGTAAGGAATAAAGTAGCATTGATTTTTAGCTGGATTTAAACCTTGCGTTACCATGTCTAATAAGGCATTTGCTTTGCTTGTATCGTTACAACTCATTAATTTGTTATCTTGGCTGATTTGTAACCATGCTTGTTTCATGGCATTACTTGGTGAATAATCATTTGGCAATTCCAAATTGCCTTGTGACTCTAAAACTCTCACTTTGTTTAATACGTTGTCAGATACGTTCTTTTCTTGTACTAATTGTTGTTCAATAGTTTGTAATTTATTATTTTCAGTCATTTTATATAGTCTCCATTCTTAATTTTTTATCTTGTTCATTTACTATCAATTGAATTTGTTGTGATTCTGTTTTGATAAGCTCTGTTACTGATTCAGCATTATCAATAAATATTGGCGCTGTAACTTTAAAATGTTTTGACAGTGTATTGATGATATCTAAGCCAACATTAATTCTTGAGGCGTTATTTAAACCGCTGTCGTATTCGACGCCGTTAACCGTTGTGGAACATGTTTCTTCTAATTCGCCGTTAACTAAGGTATTGAATAACTTAAATTCAGCAATCTCAAATTCATTATTGATATTTTCAGTAAGCATTTTGACTTTTGTTGTTGTAAATTCTTTTAAGATATAAAGGTCATGTGAATACTTTTCTTTTTCATCCAATAATCTATCTTCTTCATTTCTTAATTCAGAAATAACATCATCTAGATGTTTATTTGATTTTTCGATTGATCTTGACACTTCAATTTCTGATTTTTCTTGAGTAAGTTCGCTTATTTTGTCATCTATTCCTGAAACGTTATCTTGAATAGTTTTCCTAATGTTCGAGCGTTTTTGATTAATCTCGTTTATCTCTAACATTACTGCTTTGTATTCGTCAGTTTGTGTAACGTCAACATGAGTCGTTTTCAACTTATTAATTTTGTTTTGTATTCTTGCTGAACGCTCTTCTGCTTCGTTGATTTTAATTTGTAGATTATTGTTGTCATCCTCTAACTTCTCGATGATTGGCTTTATTTTCTTTCCTTCTGAAATAATGTGATTGATAGATGTTTGTATTGTTTCTAATTCTTTCGATTTGCTAGCATTGAATTTCTGCAATGCTTTTTCTCTTGCCTCATTCACTTGTTCAGCTGGTAACTGTTGACCACAACAACTACATACATTGTCATCAAGATATTCAAATTTTTGATTTTTAGCTTTTTCTAAATCACTTTTTAATCCTTTATGATTTTCCAATAATTGATTACGTCTATTTTCTTCATGCGTAATTTGTTGTTTGTTTTGCTTTAATCTTGTTTTAAGGTTCGCAACCGTTCCATTTTCAACGTGTAACTCATTTGTTAAAGTATGGATTTTGTTCTCATTACTTGCGCTGTTATTGTCTTCTATGCGTTTCAATTCTGATTGTTTATCAGCTAATTGATTACGCAAATTAATTTCTTCCTTACCGTTTTGAATATCTATACGCTCATTTTCAAGTTGCTCAATTTCTTGTTTGATAATTGCGTATCTATCGTTATCGAATTCTGGTACATCCTGCTTATTTTGTTGTGTTTGATTAATACGTATCGGAATATCTTTGATATCTTTGTTAATCTGCTTTATCTTGTCAGTAAGAATCTTTTTCTTTGTTTCAATTTCATGATCTCCAAGAATATTATTTAATTCTTTAAAATCATCATTTGTTTTAATGACATCCTCATCATTGATTGGTTTAGCAATTTCAAACAACAAACTTCTTCGTTTCTTCCAATCGAGTAAGTTAAATGCTTGAGGGTTCGTAATTAACTTGAATACATCTTCATCAATTAGTTCATCAATACGAGCTTTATAATCCTTTACTTTTATTGATTCATCATTGATATATTGTTTCTTTGTTCGACTTCGTGAGTATTCCTTGCGATTCGTCTTTTGATTTATTGTGTATTTAGGATGTGACTCTTTTTTGAAAGTCGTTATTTTTCCGTCGATTTCAAATTCTGCGAAAACAGTCGGAATTAACTCATAATTTTCTTCGTTTTTTTCGTTTAAAGGTACAGGGTTAAATGATTTGGTTGATCCGTCCAAACCTTTATCGAAAAGCAGCCATTGTAATGCGGTTGCAGTCGTAGTCTTACCAGTCGCATTATTGCCGTATATTTTTGTGTCTTTGCCGTTAAAGTTAAAGCTTTCTTCTTTGATTCCAGCAAAGTTTGATATTGTTAGCTTATTTATTTTTATATCCATCATCATGCTCCTTTTTTAATCTTTCGGTGACCTCTTAACACCTCGATAATTAAATTTTTTATTCGTTCGTGGCTGTCCGGATTGATTTCATGTATCTGTACAAGCTTATTGTTCGTTTTGTAACTGTCGTGATAGTGCAAGAAATTAATCGATAAGTATCCGTGATGATTACGTTCAATTTCCAATAATGCTCGTTGGTTTGACAAAGTATATTCGTCGAATAACGTTTTAAAAATATTCAATATATTTCTTTCTGTATCTCTCATGCTTATACCTACCATCTCATGACTAAGTTAATTAGCCTGTCTCTTTCGTCTGTGTTCTCTTCAATCCATTCATAAATAGATTGATTTAATATGTCTAATGCTGTGTATAGATCATTCTCATCTGTTATATTTATACTGTCGATAAATCTATCTTCTAAATCTAAGACATTCACTAGAATGCTGTAATCTTGTTTCTTAACTGCTAATTTAAAATCGAATCCGTCTACATTAATTACTTTTTGACATACATCGCCAATTTCGTAGTACATTGTTGACACTTCCTTTATTTCGTTTTATATTGAATATGCATTAATTTTCTAATTGTTTAGACTGTTACTCATTGCCGTGAGTAACAGTTTTTTATTCTTCATAAAAGTATTCCTTATAAAATATGAATGTTGCGATACTTGCAAATCCCGCAATCGACCATGCAGTGGTGAAGTATAGAAACGGCATAAGTACAATTGCCAAGACTGTGAAGCATAATACTGCTACTAGGTAGCTTTTATAAATGTTGCTCATTTTCTTTTTTCTCCTCTTTGGTTGTTTCATCGTTTATCAAACCTTGCATTTCCATTAATTTTTGAGGTATACCAGCTTTTAACTGGATTTCGTATAACATTTGTTGAATGTGTGGTGGCACTTCTACCATTCCTTTCGTGTATAATTTAGTTATCTCCTAGTGAAAGGAGGTGATAAGTATGGAATTTAATGATTTTCAAAATTTCTTTGGTGAACTTAGTAATCAAGCCGAAAAAGAATTCGGTGGTGACAGTGACTTTTTTAGAGATAGAATAAATAAGTTGAAAGAAGATGCTCCTGAAAACGTATCTTACGAAATTATTTATTCAATAGCTTTATACGAAAGCTTAAAAGCTCAACAAGATATGAAAATTTTGAATACAGTTAAATATCTTTTAAATCGTGACTAGCAATATCCAACAATGATTTGCTCTGAGCATTATTAATTTTTGGATAATCAAAATTTCTAAGTTTAAATCTTGTGTTTTTCTCAATCTTCCAAACCTTCCAAGTCGCAACTGCCATTGTGATGAGGAAGGTTGTTTTGTATAGTGTGTTCATTTGTTTATGCTCCTTTCGTGTATAATGTTGTTTAAGAGGTGCATTGCTCGGGTTATAGTACTTTAAATTCAACACCGTCTATTTGAACGAACAGATTATCTAAATCAGGGATTTGTTTTTTATACAAACCAAATCTTGATTTAATATCTTTTAATAAATAGAGATTCAAATCTCCAATTGATAATAGTTGTCTATTACCTGCTTCGTCATAGTAGTAATAAATGACTTTTTTGTTTTGATCTTCCATTTGCTGCGCCCTCCTGTTAAGCAGTTACGTTAGCTTCATAACCGAATTCAGTCATGATTTCATGTATTTTCAATCTACCTTTTTGTGTCCATCTAGTTTGTAAAACTGTGTCTTCTCTACCGTCAGAGCGTACAATTGGTATAGTGTCTGATTCTGTGTAACTCTTGCCCATGTGTTCTGAGTAAAGCACCCACTGTTTATTCACTTTTCGTTGTAATCTAGCTTCGTGTAGTAGTTTGTTTAACTTTTGTGCTGATATACCGTAGTCTGCCGCGATTTGAGTTGTAGCTAATGTTCCAGTTGACTTTAAGATTTCATCTACATAGTCTGCTTTGGGTTTTAGCTCTCCAATTTCTTGTTGTAAAAGTAAGTTTTGCTCTTTTTCTTTCTTATACTCAGTCAACACTGTAATAATGTAGTCTGGATCTTTTAATGTTTGTTCAATTACATTGTCTGTTGCGTAGATACCGTGTTTGCGAATGGCTGGTAGGACGTCTGATGTTACCCATCGTTTGAATTTTCGAGCGGTTTCTCTGATTTTTTCGTTTTTACTTTGTTTAGAAGCGTCAAAGATTAAACTGTATAATCCTGATTCATTGATAATGATCATATTTCTGTTTTGACCTGATGCACTAAATTGGTGCGTCAGCTTGTCCTCGCTATCAACATGATTTCTGATGGCATTGTCTGCCCTTGCATATCCTAAAATTTCAGCAATATCTTTTCCTACAAAATAAGGTTCGTTTTCAATTTCCACTGTTCTTACTGGTAGCTCTTTAAAATTAAATGTTTGTAATGCTTGCATTGTTCGTTCCTCCTTTTAAGATGTTTGTTTGCGTTTCGTGTACTTTGTGGGTAAAAAAATATCTCCAATATTTTCGTCAAAAAAATCAGCGATAATAAACATCTCATCATTCTTAAATTGATGCTTTCCTAATTCCTTTAAACGATAACCTTCAGTTGATATATTCAAGAGGTTTGCTAAATCTTCTTGAGTACACTTTCTTTCTTTTCTCAACTTTATTAAATTCCATTGCATGTTGTCACCTCCCGCTTACAAAACTAACTATACACGATACGTGTACTTGAGTCAACATAAAAGTTTGCTTTTCGTGTATTTTTTTGTTGAATACCAAAAATAATTGGGTTATACTATAGGTAAATTTAAGGAGGTAAGAAAATGGATAAAAAAGAATTAGCGAAATTTATAGGCAATAAAATCAGATACTATAGAACCAAATTGAACTTAACTCAAGATCAACTTGGAGAAAAACTCAACACTAAAAAGGCTACTATTTCAAATTATGAGACAGGGTACAGAACTCCTAAACAAGATGATTTGTTTGAAATTGCTCATATTTTAAATATCAGTATCGATGATTTGTTTCCTACAAGAAATAATAAAAAAAACGACATCACTTCCATATACAGTAAACTCACGCCTCCAAGACAAAAAAACGTACTTAACTACGCAAATGAGCAATTAGATGAACAGAATAAAGTCACTTCTATAGATGAATATAAAGAGTCTAAACTAGTATCGTATATTGCATGTGGTGCAACTGGTGCTGGCATAGGAGAAGAATTATATGATGACATATTGCATGAAGAAGTATTTTTTAAAGAAGACGAAACGCCATCAAATGCTGATTTTTGTATTTTAGTTAATGGTGATTCAATGGAACCTATGTTAAAACAAGGAACATACGCTTTTATTAAGAAAGAAGATTCTATTAAAGATGGTACAATTGCACTCGTTGTATTAGATGGAGTAAGTCTTATCAAGCGTGTAGATATATGCGAAGACTATATTAATTTGGTATCTCTAAATCCGAAGTATGATGATATCAAAGTCGCTTCGTTTAGTAATATTAAAGTAATGGGCAAAGTTGTATTGTGATTAATAGCGCCTATATGGCACTTTAATATAAAAGACGTCTATTTCATCAGTGTTTAAAAGGAGTTTATAATGAAAATAACTAATTGCAAAATAAAAAAAGAAACTATAGTATATGAAGTTTTAACTAGTGGTAATCAACCATTCACTTATGAGTTACCTAAAGATTTATCGTCACATAATGCGCGTAAATACTTGGAATTTATTTCACAAAAAATAGATGGCGATAAGTTAAATTAATTCAAAGAATAAAGTAACTTCATAAAGAGTACGAAGAAAACGATCTAATGACCGAACTTATTCTTGAATATTTAGTAAAAAAGTATGTTGAAGAAGAATATAAGAAATAAACGCCTATATGGCGTGAGGAGGATGAGGGATGGAAGAGAATAAAACTTTAAAAGAATACTTGCGTAAATTTTTAGAAGGCTACAAATATGTAGTTGAAAACAGATACAATTATCAGTTTAGTAGCAATCCAGAAGCTTTCCCATTCATGAGAAAAGACGATTACAAGATTTCGATATTTTATCTAAATCAATCTTTTTTTGAAGAACCTTGCATCGTCGTTATCTCAAATGACAGTAAATTAAAAGAAATATATAATTTTCGTAATATTGATATCAAATATTTGTCTAAACACTTTACTTCATACATATATGATTCTAAAAAGTATGTAGAAGAACAATCCGGATTATTAGATTTTAATAATTACATTTATTACACATCTATTTACTACGGAAAATATATCGGGACTGTAATAATACAAAACAATTTAGATTTATTTTTTAATTATGGCAAACG